TCAATACATCCATCTAAAGACACATACTTAGATCTAAAGTGTGGATTCGTTGATGTCTTGAGTGCTGGTGCAAACTCTTTCTGTGCCTTAACAAAGGCTGTTGCTATAGTTTTCATACTTTTCTCCTTTTGTTGTAATTCATTCATAACTTCTGTTTCAAATCTATCTTGGTCGTTCATATACGATCCCTGATAGATAGTTTAGATTGCCTAATGACATAGGCTTCTTTGGCTGGTACCATCTTGGCTGGCTGTGCTTTGTATTGACGCATAGGCCATGAGATTTTGTAACGCCCAGCATTACATACTTCCGCATCACGCATTTGTTCCATGATGTTGATTTGTAGACGATCAATTTGTGCTTCTAACTCCATGATTTTCTCACGAAGTTCTATGATCTTCTCAGCTTGGATCTCAATTTCTGGCATATCAATCGTACTCTTTTCCGCACGATCAAACACACGACTGGCTTCATTACTGTTAGCTAGAGGATACCAATCAATTTCTTCATTGGATTTATACTTATCTAACTTAGCTTGAAACTCCTCGACAGCTTGATGAATCATATTGACTTGATCTTCATCACGCTCATACAAGAATATACGAAGTGTTGTGCCACGATACAATACACATAGCGCACCCCACTTGGCTTTCATAATGTCCATCTGTCCTTGAAGCTGGATAACTCCACGATAAACAGCTGGGGTATCCTCGACATCTTGTGCGGTGAGTTTGGCTTCTAATATACCTAATCCATCAAGCTTGATAGGCTTGGAACCATCGTTCATAACGTAAATCCCATTTCCAATATCGGTGAATATTTCATTACCGACACCCTGAGCAGTACCATCAAGCGAGCAAGCAAGCGGTATGCTCTCGTGAAAGTAGGCCTCTGTGTGATCTAGGTTATCAATCTCACATCCTAATCGTTTGACAGCTTCGGCAAGGATTAACTTCTCTGTAAGATTGCCCCATATCATTGGTTCATTCTCGATAAACTCTGGTTCAATGCCTTGATAATGTTCAATGCTTTGTTTGAGTTCATCGTTTGGCGTTCTAAATTTGCTAAATCCCAGCAATGCTGGAAGCCTTGAGCATGACATCATGTCATTCGGCGTCAGTTTCCCCACCATATTTTCTCTCTCTTTCTTTGATTGTATTGAAATACCATTGAACGTTAGAGCCTGTCCATTGGCGGTTAAGATAAGTCTTGATACCTAACTCATTAAGCTTCTTTGCAATGCCGACGCATGTTGGTTTATCCGCTTGCTGAATTGCAATATCAACCCATTGTTTAATACTTAAAGCGTATTGTGCTGTGTGATAGGCGCGTCTATTGCCACCCGCTGAGCCAATCTCTTTGAGTTTATCTCTAGGCGCCCCGAGCTTAACACCTCGAGCCTTTGCAGCTCTCAATGCATTCTTTGTGTTGATGGATATTTGGCGTCTTGTTTCTTCATTCAAGACAGCACGAATGTGCAATTCGAAAATACTTGCTTTGGGGGTCTCAGCTATGACTAAGGGTACCTTTTTTTCCAGTAGCTCAGACATCAGATGAACTGAACGCGTCAATCTACATTGCTTAGCAACCAATAGGAATTGGTCTTTTTCAAAATCTAAAAGGCTAAGCGCCTTGAGCAGCTCGGGTCTGTAATTGTGAGAGCCGCTCTCGATGTCTGTAAACTCGGCCACGATCTCAGCCCCTTCAGCCCTTGCATAAGCGTAGCAAATTTGCTGTTGAGCCTCTAAACCTAGCCCGCTTTCACCTTGCTTATCAGTTGAAACGCGATAATAAGCTATAAATTTCATGTTGAAACCTCCACAATGCGGAAATCTTCACGCGTTGGCGGGTCTTGAATATTCCCGCTTTCAAACTCGAATTGATATTGCTCGAAAAAGTAATCAAGCTCAGCCTGTGCATCTTCTCGCGTTGAAAATGTGGTCTTGATCTCATTCCCTTTTTCATCTTCATAAGACCAATTATTAGTCCAGCCGCCGAATAGGCATAATTCCTGAACTTCATATTGAATAGACATGTTATGAACCTTTCATGGTTTCGGCCAAAGTTAGCCCCTAAGGGCGCTATTTAAACGCCCTTAAAGATAACTTTAGAAGCTAAGTAATAGTAAGAGCCAACAATAAAAACTGATAAAGCCTAAAAGTAGCCAGATAAATTGCTTTAATAATGAAGTCATAATGTGCCTTTCGTGGTTAATTTAAACGTAATTGATGCGCGATGTTTTCGATCTCGCTATATGGAATAGAATGACAGCCCACAGTTAAGATGTCATTTTCAAATCTATTTACTGAGTAATTGCCTAAATGAATTGAATGATGATCTTTAACATATGAAACGCCTTTTTCATGCCATGATTTAATCAAGCCCCAGAATTTAATGGCATGATCTACAGGAATGCGAGCGCCTCGCGTGGTTTGAATCTCATCATCTTTAATACGTAATGCTGTGACTTCAAAATAATTACGTACATCTAAACCAGCACGCCAATTTGCAAGCGCTTCAGCTTGTGCCTTGATGCGGTTCTCTTTTTGAATTCTAAGTCTCTCTTGTTCTATTTTGTAGACTTCTACAGCTTTAATTTTGATTTTCTCAAGGTCTGGCGCTGTATATTCTAACTTGAAAAACTCAGCATATTTAGTTAAGTTCTCATAAATGTCAAAAGCTTCAGCATAATAAGAGCTAGCGCGAGTTCTAGCTCTATATGCTTTGGCTAATACGTCTAAGGCTCTCTTTTCGCTAGGTTCTTTTATTAAGTTATTGAAATCATTTTGACCATAAACGAGCGTTGAAAGACCCATTCTAGGGATATTAAGATTAATCACATCATAATGACGTGTTGCTGATCGCATAAAGTTCTGATGCTTAGCTGTGGAATTGCTATAGCTAGCATTATTATAGATAACAGTATCACGCCCAGCTGGTTTAGTGACTATTTCGCCGATACATGTCGCATAGCTGAATAGTTTGCCAAAGTGACATGACATTGAATTAGCGCTTTTATAAACGCTAGAATCTGGATCATTTGCCCAAATATGGGAAAGTTCGCTATTGCTTGAATATTTAGTTCTCATTTTAGTTACCTTTCATGGTTAAGTTAAAATTATTTACTATTTGATTTGCTTCTTTTAATGGGATGTTATAAACGCTAGACACTGAATAAGGGTCTACATGTAAATTAAGTTTATAAGCTCTTAAAAGACTATCCATAATGAGCATATATTTATTAAGTGAAGTGACCATTTTATTTACCTTTCATAGTTTATAAAATTATAGATAATAGATATCTACGCGCTAACAATAAATCAGATTTTAAAGCATGTCAATAGGTAAAATGAAAATAATTTGATAAAATGCATAAATGACTGAATCTAAATACAAAATCCCCGAGCAAATAAAACTAAAAACAGTTAAAAATGAGGATCAAAGGCGCTTTTGTGTAGTTCCATTGAAAGCCTTTTTGAATAGAAAAGTAAGCGGTGAAAATCTAAGAGTGCTAGCCATATTAGCTAGTTATTGCAATCGAGGCGGCTATAGTTTTGTTAGTCTAAAGACTATCGCTAAAGACTTAGGCTGTACGCCAGCGAACATACTTAAACACTTAAATAAGTTAGAAGCGCAAGGCATTATTGAAACACAATCAAACTATTTTCCGATGTTGAAAGGCAATACAAGGCGAATTATCTACGATGAAAAGATCAAAGATGATGATTTAAAAGAGCATCAATTCACTAATGCTGATATAAGCGAGATATTAAAGACTAATAAGATAATCAATAGTTTAAATCAGGAAGTGATACCTGATAAGGTAAATCAATCAGGAATTCAGAGTGATGATGAGTTAGCTAGTTTGTTTTTAACTATAACAAAAGAGAGCGATCTCATAACAGCTGAGAAGCTATTGGCACAAGGCTTAACACCTAAAGAAGTCAGAACCCGCATGGCTCTAGGTGATTGAAGCTGTCTCATAGTATAGCAAACGTTCATTTGGCATCCTATAAAATCAATACCCCTCTTGTGACATCCCTTATTTATCAAGGATTAGAAGCAATATCATTCTAGGCTGTAACACTATCCGATATCCTGAAAGGCACCATATGCCCCCCGCACCACCACTAATATCGTGGGGTACTTGAAGCAAATTTTTCCCAGAAATTAGGAATTAAATCCAAAAAAGTGATATATGACAGTTTGTCAATATTTCATTGTGGCTCTAATGACTTGTTATATTTTAATATAACTTTTTCAAGACACATGACAACAGATATCGTATCACCATGGTATGTTTTAGCAGAAGCAAACCTTACCTTAGGATTTCATTTATAAATATATAGACTAAATACAAACCAAATAGGATGATATCAAGAGCTTTGTAGACAACATAGATGAACATTGTGTATAGTTCGTGCCGAAATAGAACCTAACCCGATAATAAAACAGTATTGTTAAATTATCTTACTAACCTTTTAGGGTTGTAGCTTCTCGTTTATCTAGGTGACATAGATGGCACTACGCTCTATGTTCAGTGATCTGATCCCCGATACTGTTACTTGATCTCATCCGAGAGCAACTAATAAGAAAGATCCACCGACTTACACCACGTTTATCCCTATCTGTCAGCTACTACATTTAGGAGGGCTGGGTAATGGCCCCGTTATGATTAATATAATAGATAATGAAATATGAGTCAAGTTATTAATGATGATTGACACAGATATCTTTATGATATATATTGATTGACATGAAAATAATAAACATATTAATTCTTACTATCTTATGTGCAACACATGCGCATTCAGAAGAACTGATGTTTATGGACAGTGAAGGTAGATGGGTGAACTCACAAGGTGGCAACATCTATGGTGACTCTCGATTTAATCTCAATGCAGATCCAAGATACAATTTAAAAGCAGATCCTAGATTTAATTTACAGGCAGATCCAAGATTTAATCTAAATGCAGACCCTAGGTTTAATCTAAAAGCAGATCCTGATTTTAATATTAATTATGAAATGAGATATTAAACACAATGGATGCTAAAGAGTGGATGCGTTCCATGGCTAAAGCGTTTGGCAACTATGAATACAAAGTCAAGTATCAAAATGATAAAGGTCAAGTGGAACTTAAATCACCAGGATGGAAAGATGATCCACCTAATCTAAAAGCATATAAAGCGATTGATTGTGTTTTGCCAGTATTTTTAAGAAATAAGAAACCACAGGCAAATGTGCAAGATAAAAAGAAAGTTGTTAAACAAGTAACCAAGTATAAGGAGATCGAATGAGTACCGAATTAAAACCATTCTTAGTGAGACTCACACCATCTAGTGTTGAGTTATTAGATAAAGCAGCTAAAGAACAAGAGAAACCAAAGGCTAGTATTATTAATGATGCAATTAAAGCCTATCTTTCTAAAGGCAACGATATTAATTCAAGGCTTAATAAGATAATTTAATGGTCATCGAGTTACCTTATCCACCAAGTGTCAATACATATTGGAGAGCCAATGGCAAAAGAAGATTTATATCAAAGGAAGGCGTATTATTCAAGACAGCAGTCCAAGCCATCTGCACGCGTGACAAAGTGGGATCTTTTGGCAATGCTCGCCTTTCTGTTAATATTTATATTCATCCTAGAAGTAGGCGTATATTTGATCTCGATAATTGCTTAAAAGCTATTTTGGATGCATTAATGGCAGCTAATGTATATGATGATGACTCACAGATTGATATGTTATCCATTACACGAAGTGATCCTAAGAAAGGTGGAGCAGCAGTCGTTAGTATAAGTGAATATGGTACTTAAGCATGCGCATTACATTGACGCAGAGCCAAGTCCGTTAGGAACAAGATTCTGTTCAGCTTGTTCAAGACATAA